GAAGTGCCGCCTACATGGCACGATGGCTCGCCAAGAATGTAGTAGCAGACAATATGGCAGACTGGTGTAATATCCAGTTGAGCTATGCTATTGGTGTTAAAGAACCTACAAGTATCTATGTTGATTCAAATGGACACAACAACAGTATTGCTAAGTTTATTGAACGTGAGATTGACTTGACTCCAAAAGGCATCATTGACAGATTTGATTTGTTCAACTATACTAATTATAGCAAAAACTGTACATACGGACACTTTGGCGACAAAGATGTACCATGGGAAAGAATAGGATGGTAATATGAAAAAGGTTTTATTAGAAAATTTGTCTAATATTCCAGATCATATTATAGATTCTACAATACTTGCTATTATAGCACATAAAGAAATGTATGATATAAATGTTCCATACAGGTGGACTGTTGACAAAGGTTGGAATAAAAGCCCAGATTGGGGGTTTCCTATATCAAATATGAAACATTGGAAGACACCTAACGAGTTACAAGACTGGCCAGATCTATATTTTGAAAATCTTATGTTACCATACATTTATCCAAAGATTAAAGAATGGATTGAAGTTAATAAACCTCAATATAAAGATGTAAAATTTCATACACAGTCTTGTTGGTATCTGATATATAAAAATGAAAATAAAGAAAATACATCTGTACCAGTTCATAATCATAAAGGCCAAGGAAGACGAACTACTGGATTAAACCAAGAGGAATGTTGCTCTGGAGTATTTTATCTCAATGCACCTAATTCTCCAACAAGAACATTTGAATACTATTGCGATGATGGAAAGAAAACAACAATACATCCGAAAACCAAAGATGTTGTTTTATTTTCAACCAATATGAATCATGCTGCTGACGAAAGCGGACCGTCTCCGGAAAGTATAGTTATAGCATTTAATGTATTATTTTATAAGGAAAAACAATGAAAAAATGGCTAAAAGATATTAGCGGTATCACTGCTAAAGAAAAAGAACTAGAAGAAAAAGAATTAGTAGTTCTTGACAAAACAGATCCTAAGGCAGCGGCAACTAGACGCAAAAAGCCTTGGGTCAACGTACTAGATATGCAAGTTAATCAAGATAATATTCGCAACGGATTCTTTGAACTTGACTGGAACAAATACTTTATCAAAGAACTTATTGCAAATGGATATGGCACCAAAGACGATCAAGAAGAAGAAGTTGTTGATAGATGGTTCCGTGACATTGTATATAACATGCTTGAAGAAGAAGGACAAAGCACTGATAGAAGTGCAGGCTATATTAATGTTGTACCTATTGCCAAAGGCAAGTCAGAAGTTAGTTGACATCTGTACACAAAGATGTTATACTATATTTAAATTAACACAACAATAGGCTAGATTATGACTTACATTCTAATTGACACTGCTAACACATTCTTTCGTGCAAGGCATGTTGTACGTGGCGACATTGACACTAAGGTCGGTATGGCTATGCACATTACCCTTAACAGCATTAAGAAAGCGTGGAACGACTTTGATGGTTCACACGTTGTGTTCTGCTTAGAAGGTCGTAGCTGGCGCAAAGATTATTACGAGCCTTACAAGCGCAATCGCAAAGAACACCGTGATGCTATGACAACCCGTGAAGCTGAAGAAGATAAAGTGTTTTGGGAAATCTTTGACGAGTTCAAAGACTTTGTATCTACTAAGACAAATTGTACTGTACTACAGAATATGCAACTAGAAGCAGACGACTTGATTGCTGGCTGGGTACAATCGCATCCTAATGACAATCACGTTATTATTAGTACTGACGGCGACTTTGCACAACTTATAGCACCCAATGTAAAGCAGTACAACGGTGTAAGTAATACAACAATTACACACGAAGGCTACTTTACAGACAAAGGCGATCGTGTAATTGACAAGAAAACTAAAGAAGAGAAGCCTGCACCTGAGCCTGACTTTATGTTGTTTGAGAAATGTATGCGAGGCGACACTAGTGACAATGTGTTTAGTGCTTACCCTGGTGTACGCAAGAAAGGCACTAAGAACAAAGTAGGACTTATTGAAGCATTTGAAGACAAAGGCACTAAAGGCTACAATTGGAATAACATGATGCTACAGCGTTGGACTGATCACGAAGGTGTAGAACATCGTGTACTAGATGATTACAATCGTAATGTTGTATTGTGTGACTTAACTGCACAGCCCGAACATATTAGACAAGAAATAAATAACACAATAGCATCTACTGAGAGCAAAGATATTAGCCAGGTAGGTATGCGACTTATGAAGTTCTGCGCTCGTTGGGATATGCAACGTATTGCAGATCAAGCTGCATCTTATGCACAACCATTACAAGCGAGATATAAAATATGACAATTAAAGCAAAACCAGTTCTTGACGGTAAATTTTGGATTGTTGAACAAGAAGGACAACGTGTAGGTACTCTTACAAGAGATAACGAAAGTTTTGTTTACAGCAATGCAGGCAATGTTTCATTCTATAACACCGAAAAAGATGTTGCAAAAGACTTTGGTAAGGACTTCTTAACAGCTAAGATTACCAAAGAAACAGGTAATGTTGATCTTAGTGTACACGGATATCCAACACGTACAACTCCGTACAATAGTATGTTTGATATTAAACGTAAACTACCGTTGTTTACTAAGAGTGAAAAATCAAAAAGTGTTTATTGTGCAGGATATTATCTTGTTAAGTTTAACGTTAACTGGCTAAAGAGTTTTTGTCCAAAGCTAATTACTATTGAGCGGAATACACATATGGGTCCGTACAAAACTGAATTAGAAATGAAACTAGCATTAAGCAATGTCAACAGAACCAATTAACACAGTACCATTACAAAAATTTATTAAACAGGTACAAAGTGCCGACGGATCTAGATCCAAAGAATTGCGTCTAAGTATAGACGAAGCAAAGGCACTGAGCTTTTCGTTAGGCATCGTACTAGCTAGATTAAATGGCGATATGGAAAAATTTATCAAAGAAAGTGCTGCTGGTAGTGGTGATGAAATCATACAAGTCCAGATAGGCAGCAATACCGATTGGCAGTAAACAGCGTAGTAAAAGGCTAAATATATGCGTATATAATTAAGGGGTGCGCTATGAGTAGACCAAAGCCAAAAGTATTGTGTGAATTTGTAGATAGAAAAACGTTCAAGAGTGAACAGGTATTAGAGGCAGAAGCTATCTGGGCTGTATTCTATAATAGTAAGCCGTTTAATCTAAAGAGTGCAAATAGCATTACTAACTATCCTGGCCCAAAGTATAAGAAGACAAGTTTTTCAAATCCTGGACATGCATTTAATCTAGCAAAAAAATTAAACATTATGTTCAAGACAGACGAGTTTAGTGTACACAAGCTCACGGAGGGTGAGCAGTTGGACGATGAATAAAGTTGTATATACAAAAATATTTCTCAAAGAATTAGGTCAATCAGTTACAGAACAAAATGTCAAAGCAATGTTACCATTATGGTGGTATAACACTCGTGATAAAGAAGTAGGTGGACTACGTCTTACTGATGACGGTATAGATACAATTACCAAATGCGACATAACTACATACAATATACCGTATCCCATGGATATGCCAATGACAACACAAGTTATAATCTTTTTAGATCATTTCATTGATTGTCCATACTATTTAAACAACAAATCTATTATTGTATTGAACGAAAAGAAAGCAGTTGAACTAACTTTGTTTAGCGGAGATCTACGCAAGTATGGTTTAACAAAAGCAATGACTAGGCAGAAGAAGGATGAGAATTGATCTACACGGATTGCACATCCAAAACGGCTGGCAGTATTTCAATCAACAAATAGAAGAAGCATACCTCAGCGGACATAAGAAATGTCATGTTATTACAGGGCAAGGTGCTATGATGCGTGAAATACACATATGGGCAGATAACCACATACGTATTAGAGAATGTGTTCAAACCAAACATAATCCTGGAAGTTTTAGTATAAAGTTGAAAAAAAGAGGTTGACACTGTGGTGTACTTGTGCTATATTGTATATATAGGGCAAACACACAAAGGGCAATACAATGTTTACATACAGCGATGATATTATTTCAGATCTACACAAAGATGTGTATGGTTACCGTCCACGTGAGGCCTTTTGGGCCGATTGGGACAATTGTACTCCTGCTGAAAAGCAGAAAACTTGGGATGAGTATTGCAATGCTTTAGAAGCTAATGCAATACAAGAAGCAGTACAAGAGGCAGCAGATGTTGCCAAGTTTGAAGACCGTGTGCAAGATGTTATTGCAATCGGCGCTGGCAACCGCACTACTGCACTTGAATGGATTGTAGGGCAGGAAACTTTCTACCACATCCAAGATGTTGAACATTTTGTTTGGCAGCAAGGCATCTTGTTTACAGATTATGGCAAAAAACTTATCAAAGAAATTGCCGCTATTGTAACATACAAAGATGCATATTGAGGTTGACAATCCAACTGGTATTTGTTATTATAAAGTATAAGCACTGATTAAAGGAATACAAAATGAGCGAAGCACGACAACTATCCCCGAACAAAGTAAAGGCAGCAGTACGTAAGGCTGTTAAGAAGAAACGTCCTCTCTTTATTTGGGGTCCTCCAGGTATTGGTAAGTCTGAATGCGTTGAACAGATTACCAACGAACTACCTAACTCACATTTGATTGACATTCGTCTTTCTCTTTGGGAACCAACTGACATCAAAGGTATTCCGTACTTTGATTCAAATATTGGTAAAATGGTGTGGGGCGCACCAAGCGAATTGCCAGACGAAGAAATGGCAAAAGCATACGATAATATTGTGCTCTTCTTAGACGAAATGAATAGTGCGGCACCAGGTGTGCAAGCGGCTGCTTATCAGCTTATTCTAAATCGCAAAGTAGGACAATATAAACTACCCGACAATGTAATTATTATTGCGGCTGGTAACCGTGAAGCAGACAAAGGCGTTACGTATCGTATGCCTGCTCCACTTGCTAACCGCTTTATCCACTTGGAAATGGCTGTCAGCTTTGACGACTGGTTCCAGTGGGCTGTAGATAACAGAGTACACCAAGATGTAGTTGGTTATTTGCAGTTTGCAAAACAAGACTTGTATGACTTCGACCCCCGTAGCGCAAGTCGTAGTTTTGCTACACCTCGTAGTTGGACATTCGTTAGCGAAATGCTAGACGACGAAGACAACGAGAATACCACCACTGACCTTGTTGCTGGCAGTGTTGGTGAAGGATTAGCTGTAAAGTTTATGTCGCATCGCAAGATTGCTAGTAAACTTCCTAACCCATCTGACATCCTTGCTGGGAAAGTAAAAGAGTTGCAGACAGACGAAATCAGTGCAAAGTATTCCTTGACTGTTTCTCTTTGCTACGAACTCAAAGAAGCATGTGATGCTAACAGCAAAAAGTTTGATTCTATGGTTAATAACTTCCTTAGGTTTTCAATGGATAACTTTGATACCGAGTTAGTTGTTATGGGCATTAAACTTGCGTTGACGCAATATCTACTTCCAATCGATCCAGATGAAGTTGAATGCTTTGATGAGTTCCACAACCGCTTTGGTAAGTATATCAAAGCAGCTCAGCAAGCCTAAAGAGAAGTGAGCAGGTAACACTGCTCACTTTTTCAGGTTGACAATTCTGTAAATAGTGTTATATTAAATACAGCACTGATGAAAGGAATACAATGTTAGATTTTCTACCACATTATGTTACAATGCAAATGTCTACTAAAGACACACAAACTAAGCTAAAGGCTTGGGAACCTGATCCTGACATTACAGAAGATGCATTACATGCTATGCGTGAAATTGTACATGAGCGTATTATTACTGCTCGTGTTGGTTTACTTCTGCGTCATCCTTTCTTTGGTAACATGGCTACACGTCTTAAGATTGTGGCAGCAGATGAATGGTTAATGACTGCGGCTGTAGATGGACGCAACTTGTATTACAACACACAATTCTTTAATGCAATGGATAATAAAGAAATTGAGTTTGTTCTTGCACATGAAATCTTACACATGGTTTATGATCACTTGGGTCGTAGAGGCGACCGTATTCCTCTACTTTATAATATTGCAGCCGACTATATTGTAAACAATGAACTAATTGATCAGCGTATTGGTACAAAGCCTAAGATTGTAGATTGCTTTCAAGACTTTAAATATCGTGGTTGGGCAAGTGAAGCAGTATACGACGAACTGTTTGACGAAGCTAAAAAGAACGGTGAAGAAGCAGTAAAGCAACTTGGTGAAATGTTAGATGAACACTTAGATCTAGAAGGCGACGGTGACGACGAAGAAGGCGAGGGTACAGAAAACAAACGTCCTAAATACAGCAAAGGCGAACTTGAACGTATTAAAGACGAGATTAAAGAAGCTACACTACAGGCAGCACAAAGCGCAGGCGCAGGTAATGTTCCTGCAGGTGTAGCACGTATGATTAAAGAAATGACAGAGCCAAAAATCAATTGGCGTGAACTGCTTCGTCAGCAAATTCAAAGTATTATTAAGTGCGATTATACATTTACCCGTCCATCACGTAAGGGCTGGCAAAGTGGCGCAATTCTACCCGGTATGAACTTTATGGATACAATTGATATCTGTGTTGGTATTGATATGTCAGGGTCAATTGGCGAAATACAAGGACGTGACTTTCTTAGTGAAGTAAAAGGTATTATGGAAGAATACCAAGACTATAAGATTAAACTATGGTGCTTTGATACTAAAGTATACAACGAACAAGACTTTGCAGGTGATGACGGGCAGGATCTTACAGAGTATGAAATCATGGGTGGCGGCGGCACAGACTTTGACGCTAACTGGAAATATATGAAAGAACACGATATTGTTCCTAAGAAGTTTATTATGTTTACAGACGGGTATCCTTGGGATAGCTGGGGTGATCCAGATTATTGCGATACTGTGTTTATCATTCACAGTCACTCGAACAAAGACCTTGAGGCGCCATTTGGTATGACAGCACACTATGAGGAGGCTGCGTGAATAAAGGAAAAATAAATCCTTTAGAAGTATTTGCAGTAAGAAGGGTAACATTTTGTCCTTCTTACTTTGAATCTGTGAATTTAAAGACTAGATACAATCTATCCGATGCAATCACACACTGGATAGAAGATAATACGAGTGGCAGATATTATGTAGGTAAATCTGTTTCTCTTAATGACCAAAACAGTCTAGAAGCTTGCACAAGATGTGCATTTGAAAAAGAAAGTGAGATGAGTTACTTTATGTTAGCTTGTCCACATTTGAAATATAGCTAAAGTTGACGCTATAAGTATTACACAAGGAGATTAATAATATGTCAGACGAAGCACAAAAACCCAATCCCAATGAATTGAACATTCAAGATTTGGCTACAATGAAAGGTATCATTGACTTAGCAAGTGAGCGCAATGCTTTCAAACCTAACGAAATGGCTGCCGTAGGCATTGTTTACAACAAACTTGAATTGTTCTTGGAAGAAGTAAAGAAACAGGCCGAAGCAGCAAAGGAAGCACAAGAAGGTGCAGCTGAAGCAGTAGCAGACGCCCCCAAAGACGGAGAGGAGGCCGCATAATGGCTCTTAAACACGTAGGACGTATCAAAAATAACAGAGCAAAAGTAGTTGTTGCATATCGTACAATTCCAAACGATGCATACAGTTGTCTTGTTGTTCCAACTGCTGAACTAGCTTCAGACGAACACGATACGTTAATCAAAGCAGTAGAATCAGCTGCCGGACAAGAAGCCGGAGAACTGTACGAAGTTATGCAAAGAACAACTTTACCTGATGGTAGAAATATGCTTAAAGGATTTCATCAAAGAGGTAACTTGCGTAAATTTCCAACTTCGGAAATTGAGATGACACCAAACACTAATACAGCAATTTTGCTTAGTGATCTTAATGGTGTGATTGCAGAACAAAAAGGCATTGCTGTAGCAGATCTTGCAATTAGCACAACTGAAGCAGCCGCACAATACGAAGCACCTGCTGAGGAACCTGTAAACGAAACTCCAGCTGCACCAGCAAATGATGTAATCACAGATGATGTACTGGCAGCACAATATCGTTCACAAGCAGATGCACTATTTAAAGAAGCGAAAAAATTGAGAGAACAAGCAGAAGAGCTTTCTCCGACAAAACGCACTAGCAAGAAAAAAGCAGAAAGTGTCGAAGCGTAAAAAACAACCCCCGCATTCAGAAAAGTATTGGCAGGATATATTTTCCACTATTGATATGGATTACTTGCCAATACAATACATGAACAAATGTATTATTAGTTTTAGAACAGGTACAGTTTGGGAAGTAGATATTAAGAACAGTCTAAATAATCAACCTATAGATGATATAGAAGAGACTTTACAAGAATTGTTTGAAGAATACGATGGTGAAATTGAAAATATTGACTTTCGTATGGATATGGATAAAATTAAACAAGACGTATCCAAAAGAGTTGCAAAGTTTATAAAGTTAAACAAATAATAAATCTACTTAGGTGATAAATACACTAGTAAAACTATCACCTAGGAGATTTTAAATGGCATTGCAGCTAAGACGAGGACTAGATACCGAACGTACCGCTGGCGGCGGTATAGTATTCGCAGAGGGCGAACTAGTCTACATTACCGATACAGAAGAAGTATACGTTGGAGACGGTGTTACTCCAGGCGGGGTTAGAGTAACGGGTAACGTTGCAGCTTCACCAGCAACACTAACAAGAAACCTATCATTAGGTGGATTTGACATCGATGGCACAGGAAACATCAATATCACAGGTACTATTACTGCAAGTAATATTTCCGGTGGCGGTGGTAGCGGCGGTGGTCTAATTGAAGGCCAGCAATACGAGATTGACATCATTGGCAATGTAATTGCTGATAATAGTAGTGTAATAGTTGACGGTGCTAATGCAATAGTATATGCTGACTTTGTTGGCGATGGTAGTTTAATCTCAAACATTGGCTTAGATCAACTTAATAGTGTTACAGTAGCAGCAAGTCCAGCAGAAGGTAGTGTATTAACATACCAATCAGGTCAGTGGGTAAATGCATTACCAACAGCCGATGTAGATGGTGACTTAACTGGTTCGGTGTTTACTAATGATAGTAATCTAGTAATTGACGGACAAACAGGATTTGTAACTACAAGTTCTATATCAAGTAATTCCGGAAGTCTAAAACTTGAAGGTACAGATGGCGCAAGTTTTATAAACAATGCAAATGGAAACATTGACATTGGTGGATACAATCAAGCCGGTGAATTTAAAAATAATACTTTAGCAATTCAAAGATCAGGAACAAGCGGAGTTGCTCTAATTGTAAGCACTTACCACGATACAGATAATGCTGCCGATTTTAAAAGTGTAAAATACAGAGGAACTGTTGATACTCCGGCAGCAGTAGTATCAGGTGATAGACTATTAGAAATAGCTTATAGTGGATATGACGGCACAGCTGAAGCACCTGCTGGAACAATGGCAGTTGTTGCCGATGGCGCTCCGACAGGCGGTTATACACCGGCAAAATTTAGAGTAAGAGTAATTAAAGATACTGGAGTTGGAGTTCACGAGCTTAGTCTTGATAGTTTAGCTACATTTTCAACACCAGGTCTTATCAGAATGGCCGATCACGCATTAGTCGGTGAGTTAACAGGTATACAAGCAGGTGATTTAAAATACGATACAGCTAACGACGGATTACTAGTAAGAAATTCATCAAACTGGGGTAAAGTGGTTACCACACAGTTAGACACTGGATTTACTGAAATTAATGGTCTAATTAAACTGTCAACTGACACTACACAAGCTGACATTGATTCGCTTCTAGAAGATAGTACGGCTGCAACTGGTGTTATAGTATACAACGGCGACAATGATAGATTTGAATTCTTCCAAGCAGGTAGCTGGGTAGAACTTCCAAACAACGGCAATGACATTGGTGAAATTCTTACTTGGAATGGCACACGTTGGGAAGCAGCAGCAGCCGCAAGTGGAGGCAACGTTGTTAATGCACAACAGTTAGGCAATCAGTTGCCAGCATTTTATCTAAGCTGGGCTAACTTTACAGGCACACCAACTACATTAGCAGGTTATGGCATTACTGATGCTGTAGCAGACTTTGCTGACTTAGGAACAACTCCAACTACTATAGCAGGATACGGTATTACTGATGCTGTTGAAGACTTTGCAGACTTAGGTACAACACCAACCACACTAGCAGGATATGGAATAACAGATGCTGCAACTAGTGCGCAAGGTACATTAGCAGATAGTGCTGTACAACCAGCAACACTAGGTAGCTTTACATTTACTGGTACTACACTAGACTCAAGTGATTCAAGTGGGATTGTAGTAACTCCGGCAGCTACATTTAGCAGCGATGTAACAGTTGAAAACGATTTAATTGTTACAAACAAAATTATTGCTGATACTATTGAAGTTGAAAACATCATTACTAATGCTAGTGGAACACCAGAAATATCAAGTGACACTGACATTATACTTGCTGCTGGTACAAGAGTAGAAGTATCAAGCAGTCCGTTTAAACTAGCAAGTTTCACAACTACAGAACGTGATGCGCTAAGTGCTGAAAACGGCGACATGATTTACAACACTACTACAAATAAATTCCAAGGATATGAGAATGGTGCTTGGGCTGACTTAATCTAAGGGCTAGAAATATGAGTGAACAATATTATTCGTTAGGAACAAATACAGCGGAACAATGGCAAGAACTGCATGCCGAACTTATTGCAGACGGAAATACATACGCTAGTGTACCAAGTAGAGAAGTTACAGTAGAAGACGAAAAACTGCACAGTGCTACTAGAGGAAGTTATTTGCTTACAGACGAAGAAGCAACTGCACTAGAAAGCGATCCGCGGGTAAAGTTTATTAATATTGATTATTCAAAGTATCCTGAAACATATAAAGCACCGCCTGATGAGTTGTATGCAAGTGCTCCAAAAAACTTTAATAGATATAAGAACAATGTTAAAGTGTATAAAGAGATGGAAACTTCCAACTCACTACCTGGTACACCTGATGCAACAGATATCAACAGAACCAACTGGGGAACACTAAGAGCTAGTACACTAGTTGACCCATGGGTTGAAAATGGCGATGCTGACAATGTTGTTAAGAACAGTAAAATACCTCAGTGGGGCGATGGCAAGCATGTTGATGTTATTGTAGCAGATGATGGTGCTGGTTGGATTGGACACCCTGAGTTTAATAGAGATACAGAAGGTGAGAAACCAAACGGATACACAGGTGGCAATCTACTACCTGGAAATGGTAGCTGTGATGTATTAGATTTATGTTTGGATGCACCATACTATTTAGATCCTGATTATTTTAATGCAGATGAAGAATACAACAATGGCGCAGTTGGCAATGTTTCTGGTGATGGCAGTGATTTCTTCAAGCGTGAAGTTACAACCAACGGTGTAAGAATTATGGGTGCTGGCGGTGTAGGTGGACAAACAGCAGTTCCAGATGCGTGGCTAGAAAAAGTAGCACGTATGTTTGAATTGTTTTTAGATCCAAATGGCGCAGGTATTAATCAAACATTCCAAAGATCAATGATCAAAACACTAAGTGGTGACGCAGGAACATATCATGCAGGGT